TACTAGTGGAAGCCGACCTGTTGGTGTAGTGACCACAGCCGGCGGAGCCGCAACAGGTATTATTAGGGGTCGGACTGCACCAGTAAATACAGCACCCCAACGTGGAGCTAAAGACTACTAATGTCAGAAAATATACAACGCAACCGTGGCCGTAGTAAGAACTACAAGTTTGATCGTGGTGGTAACCCCACTGAGTTTGGTCCTTTTATTGGCGAAGTTAAAAACAACGTTGACAACGTGAGATCAGGACGCCTGCAAGTTTACATTGAGCAGTTTGGCGGCGACAACCCTGCAGATGAAAGCCTATGGCGCACAGTGAATTACATTCCGCCATTCTATGGAGCAGTATCTCAAACAGGCACCAAAACCGGAACAGGAACATTTGTCGGCAACCCGCAAAGCTACGGCATGTGGTTTACTCCGCCTGATCTGGGTACACAGGTCATTTGCTTTTTTGTAGCAGGCGATCCCAACCAAGGATATTATATAGGCTGTGTGCCAGATCCTGGCATCAGCCACATGATTCCAGCCATTGGCGCCAGCAAAAACTTTGACACACAAAACGCCGATCAAAAAGAATACTTTAAAAATGCCAAGCAGTTGCCAGTGACTGAAATCAACAGCGAGAACGACGAGATTGACAACAATCCGCAGTTCTTTAACCAAAAGAAACCAGTACACTCTTACCTGTCGGGGGTAATGTTACAACAAGGCCTTATCAACGACACTCAGCGCGGCCCCATCACCAGCAACAGTCAACGAGAAAGTCCCAGTGCAGTGTTTGGAATTTCAACTCCAGGCCGACCTGTTTATCAAGGTGGCGACGACGACAAGCAGATAAAGAAAACAGTTGAGAACAAGGACTCCAAACTAGCCAGTGTCAAAGTTGTGTCACGTCGTGGTGGCCACAGTCTTGTAATGGACGACGGCGACCTAGTAGGCAATGACAATCTTGTGAGAATAAGATCCAGCAAAGGCCATCAGATCACCATGAGCGACGACGGCAACTTCTTCTACATCATACACGCCAATGGACAAACATGGGTAGAATTGGGTGCTGAAGGCACCATTGATCTGTTCAGCACCAACAGTGTAAACGTGCGTTCACAAGGCGAAATAAATCTACACGCTGACAAGAATATCAACATGTATGCCGGCGAAAGTATCAATATAAAAAGCAAAATCATAAGAATTAATTCTGTTGAATCCCTAGACTTGGCCAGCAAAACCAACATATCTTTGTACAGCGAAAGCACAATAGGTGTCACTGCCGACGGTGCCCTGGGCATCAAGAGCAAATCTGGTAACTGGGACGGCGGCGACAGCCTGGCACTCAAGGGTGGCACAATCAATCTCAACGGCCCCGGAGCCGGCGGCGCATCAATAACCAAGCCAGCCTTGCTGGAAGATATACAACTGCCGGATGTGGCCTGGATTGAGGGCAAAGGCTGGGAAGAAGAAAAAGGCAAGCTGATAACCATTGTGAGTCGCGCCCCCACACACGAACCTTATCCGTATCACAACAGAGGTGTAGAAGCCAAATCCACAGTGACAGAATTCACTGCCAGCGGCGGCGCCGGCGGCGACAGCTCAGGATTTGTAGGTACATCGTCCACTGCCACAGTAATTCCGGCAACTCCTACAACCGCAGCCACAGCACAGTTGACCAACTTACCAGTCACAGGTGCTGTAAGTCCTGCACAGATATTGAAACAGACACAGGCAATTTCTGGTATTGGCAGTTTGAATGTGCCGCAAGTGACCAGCCTATTGAGTTCAGCTGCTGCTGGAGTAGGGCAGGCAGCATCAGCTTTTAGTACACTTAAAGGCATAGGACAATACGGATTCTCTCCGCTACAGCTAGAACAACTGGGTCTAATCAAACCCGGTACAGTTCGTAAGTATTTGGGAAACTCCAACGCACTCAACGCTGTGCTGACCAGCCCCACTATCTGGACTGGCAAGAACGGCGTCAGCAACATTGGTGGCATATTGACCAATCCGCAGTTGCAGACACGCTTGCAGCAGGGTCTAATGAAAGATGGACTTACTGCTTTGAAAAAAACAGGTGTACTCAACGGATTAGAAACAGTTCCGCAGTTGGGATCCTTGTTGCAATCCACTGCCAAGTACGGACCAGAAAACGTCAAGCTGTGGGCAGCAGGACAGGCTAATGCATTTGTACAAAATCAAATCAACAAGATTTCCAAGAATGCACAGGTTGCAATCAAAGTTGCCACCAGCATTGTGGGTGCTGTGTTTGGTGGATCCAGTGCTCGTGGCCCCATAGCCATTGCTGGCATAGTGGGCACTGTGAATCGTCTGCCTGTGACAAATGCCATTGCTGGAGTCATTGGTGACAAGAAAGTACCTGTGCCTGATTACACTGTGACTTCAATTGACATTAGAAAAGGACAACAGGAAGTAAGAACTGAAGCGTTCAACAAGGCCATTGCTGAAGGCAAGTCTGAACGGGAAGCTGCCGCCCTTGGTGCAGCAGCCGGTAATACCTGGGGCGAAGCAGAGTTGGCAAAGTTCGGCACAGGAACAGGTTCTACAACCACCACCGCCGGCACTGCAGGTACAACAGGCAGAACAAACAGCCTACAAGAATTCCAACAAACTTTTGGCACACAAACTGCACAATCTGCAGGACAATCAACGTTCTTGGGCACTGGTTCAGGTTTGCCGGTATCTGGTGCAGGGTCAAATGCAGATGCAGCATTGGCACAAACCAGAGGAACTACAAATGTAAATTATGCTGATTCACAATTTCAGTCACAGGCTCAGATTGATGCAGAAATTGCACAAGAAGCAAAACTGGCTGCTAACAAAAACGCACTGGGACGACAGGTCTGATAGCAGCAACACGTTATAGGGATAAGTATTTGTATGACTACATTTATTGGATTTAATACTATCAATCAGTATAAAAAATTTACCTTGGTTGACTTTGAGTTGATCAAACGTGATTTGTCTAATGCTTTTAATATTCAAAAGGGAGAAATTCCTGGACGACCCGAGTACGGAACAAACTTGTGGAGCTATGTGTTTGAAAATCAAGCAGTAGACACAACACAAGAAATCATAGCCGAAGTACAGCGTGTAGCCGGCGGCGATCCACGAGTCAGCCTACAAGATGCACAAGTGTATCCGCAGGACAATGGCATATTGATAGAGGTATTTGTTCGTGTAGTAAACGGTTCAGAAGCACAACTGCTGTCGCTATTTCTAGATCAAGAAACTCGCAGAGCCACATTCATCTAAAACTACGCTGTTTTTAACTCGAATAAATACTCTACTGACGAGATAACATGGCTAAAACTGCGCGACAAACAGCAATATTTGGAGTAGAAGATTGGAAGCGTCTGTACCAGACCTACAGAGAAGCTGACTTCCAAAGCTACGATTTTGAAACTCTACGCAAGAGTTTTGTAGACTATCTGCGTTTATACTACCCAGAAACATTCAACGACTACATCGAATCGTCAGAATTCATTGCCCTGTTAGATGTCATGGCATTTATGGGACAGGCTCTAGCCTTCCGTAATGATCTAAATGCTCGAGAAAACTTCCTAGACACAGCAGAACGACGTGACTCAGTGATTCGCCTGGCTGACCTAGTCAGCTATACTCCCAAACGTAACCAAGCAGCACAAGGCTTTTTAAAAGTTTTTTCGGTTCAAACTACAGAAAGTATCACAGATATTAACGGTGTCAACTTGTCAAACGTCACCATCAACTGGAACGACCCTACAAATATCAATTGGCAAGAGCAGTTCATCTACGTAATCAATGCTGCGCTTGTGGACAGCCAGAAAATTGGTCGCCCAGCCAGCAGCCAAACAATCTTAGGCATTAAAACCGATGAATACACTATAAATTTTGCCACAGGATTCTTGCCAGTTATACCTTACACTGCTAACGTTGATGGTGTTAACATGCCTTTTGAAGCTGTAAATTCTTCAACACAAGGCAAAAATTATGTGTATGAACCGCCGCCTCAACCCAACGGCGAATTCAACATATTATTTCGTAACGATCAACTGGGATTTGGATCCAACAACTCCGGCTTCTTCTTCTTGTTCAAGCAAGGTGTGTTGCAGAATCAAGACTTCAATTTGGCTGAAGCCATTACCAATCGCACAGTCGACATCAATATTGAAGGTGTCAACAACGAAGACTACTGGTTGTACCAACTGGATGATATTGGAACAGTCGCCAGCGAGTGGGCCTATGCCGAAAGCATTTATGCCGGAGCAGTCGAACAGTTGGCCCCCAATCAAAGAAAGATCTACAGCATAACCAGTCGTGTTAATGATCAGATTACCTTGACATTCGGCGATGGTGTGTTTTCAGAAGTGCCTGTGGGATTTTTCCGCACCTATGTTCGTGCTTCCAACGGATTAGAGTACATTATCAATCCTGAAGAAATGCAAAGTGTTGTGTTAGAAGTTACCTATGTCAGTCGCTATGGTCGCAACGAAGTACTAACATTCAACTGTGGAATCACAAGTCCAGTATCAAATGCACAACCTCGCGAAACCTTAGAAGAAATCAAACAACGTGCTCCTGCTCGTTACTATACACAAAACAGAATGGTCAACGGCGAAGACTACAACAACTTTCCGTTTACTCGTTACAACAACATTATCAAAAGCAAAGCAGTTGCACGTTCAGCAACTGGTACCACACGTTACATTGACTTGGCAGATGTCACTGGCAAATACTCTAGCACAAATATTTTTGCCAGCGACGGCATGTTGTACGAACAAAATGCCTTGACTAGTTTTGAATTTGACTGGATCAATCGCAACGACATTGTAGACATCATCACAAACTCAATTGAACCTTTGCTGAGTTCCAGACAAATGTTGCAGTTTTATTATGCCAACTTCCTGCGTCCCAGCCTGCTGGTGTTAAATCTAGCGTGGAATCAAAGCACTACTATTGTGAACGAAACCACAGGATATTTTTACAATACTGGTAACTTGACTCCACAAAGCATTGGCAGCTATGCCAGCAACAACGCCAAGTACATCACTCAAGGATCTTTGGTAAAGTTTATTCCACCGGCTGGCTATTTCTTTGATGCCAACAATCGCTTGGTAGCTGGTGTGCCAATTCGTGCTGATGAAAAGTTAGAAATCTGGGCCACTATCAGTGCTGTGGTACTGGACGGTACAGCTTCAGGACTAGGCAACTTGCCTGATGGGTCTGGACCTGTTGCACTCAACGTGTTTGTACCAACTGGCGCATTGGCACAACAAGTGATTCCAAAATTTGTTGACGACATTCCCGCTACTGTAGAACAAAGTATGTTGCAGCAGATTGAACTGTTTAGAAACTTTGGCATAGGCTACAACAACTTGACCAGCACATGGTATGTTATTACCAGCACCAACTTGGCACAAGACGCCCCTTTCAGCTTGACCAATGCACAAAACACACAAGGCGTAAATCTTGACGCCAGCTGGCTAGTACAGTTTGTGACCAATGGTCAATCCTACACAGTGGTATCACGTGGATTAGATTACATTTTTGCCAGCATTATCGAAACTAGATTTTTCTTTGATACCAGTGAAAAAATATACGACAGCAAGACTGGCAAAGTAATCAAAGACTTTGTTCGCGTACTTAAAACCAATTCCAAGCCTGATTCAAACTCGCCTTTGCCAGGCGACATATCAATGGAAATCATTGGACAACCTGTACAAAGCGACGGTTTTGTAAATGACTTCCAGGTTGTGGTCAGTTATCGCGACAGTGACTCAGACGGTGTTGCTGACAATCCAGACTTCTTTAATGAAATTGTAGCACCCGCAGTTAATCCTAATTCCAAGTTAGTATTTTTACAACTAACAACAGATGCCAACGACACCGAAAACTATTTGCCAGTGGCATCGGGTATAGTTAACTCAACCTATGCTACCAAAGATGCTATTGAGCTGGTAAAAAGTCAATTCATTAACGGCCAGATCTTTTACGCTTACGAAAGCGGCTTGTTTTACGAATTGTTAATTTCCAACGTCAACGGAATTATCCAGCGTATTATAGTACCACGTGCTGATTTTATTGTGCAAGTTGGCCGTCAAGATCTCTACTTTCAATACAGACACAACAGTGGGTTGACCAATGTGATCGATCCTGGTATTACCAACATCATTGACGTTTACATAGTGAATCAAGAATACTATACTGCATATCAAAACTACATCAAAGACACAACAGATTCTGTGCCAGAACCTGCACCGCCTACTATCAACGAATTGAGTTTGGCTTACTCTGGACTGAATGATTACAAGATGATATCAGACAATATGATTTTGAATTCAGTGGTTTTTAAACCCTTGTTTGGTGCTAAGGCTGTTCCAGAATTACGCGGCACCATCAAAGTGGTTCGTGCATCCAAGACCACTGCTAGTATAAGTGAAATCAAGAGTCGTGTGGTTGCCAGCATCAACGAATACTTTACTATAGACAAGTGGGATTTTGGCAATAGCTTTTTCTTCAGCGAACTGGCTGCTTACCTACACAAGGAACTGGGATCCATAATCAGTTCAGTGGTCCTAGTACCACTAAATCCACTCAAGAGCTTTGGAGACCTGTACGAAATACGTTCAGCTGCCAATGAAATTTTTGTCAGTGCTGCCACTGTGTCAGACATTGAAGTGATTGACGCCCTAACACAAAGCAACATTCGCAGTCAAACTGCTGTATCTGGATTGTATCCATCATCCATCAGTCAAGGCACTTCTACAGGAGCTAGTATCTAATGGCTACACGTCGCACCGTAGACCTACTACCAGAAATATTTCGCACACAAACGAACAGACAATTCCTGGGAGCAACACTTGATCAACTGACTCAAGAGCCTGTAATCAAACGTACACAAGGATATGTGGGACGCAGAGTCGGACCTGGTGTAAACCCTGCTGACAACTATGTTGTAGAGCCAACTGCTACTAGAAGTGATTATCAACTGGAACCTGGTGTTGTTTTTCTCAAGCCAGAAACCAATAATGTTGCAGATGTTATTACCTATCCTGGCATCATTGATGCCTTGAATCTTCAAGGCGCTGACACTGTTCGCCAAGACGCCTTGTTCCAGAGCGAATACTACGCCTGGGATCCTTTTTGCGACCTAGACAAGTTTACAAACTACAGTCAATATTACTGGCTGCCACAAGGACCTGATTCTGTTGATGTGTTTGGCACTCCTATTGCTCTGACAGATGCGTGGGACATCACTCGCGGCGAAACAGCCTATACATTCAGCGACCTAGCAGGCGGTAATCCTACATTGACCTTGGTGCGCGGCGGCAACTATGAGTTCAACGTGAATCAACCTGGATTCAACTTTTGGATTCAAGCAGCGCCAGGCGTCAATGGTCGTATGCCAGCTACACCCAACATCAGCAGCAGAGATGTACTAGGAGTAGTCAACAATGGCGAAAGTCAAGGAACTGTGACTTTTAATGTGCCACTTAAAACAGCACAAGATTTTTACTACACTCTGACCAACATTGGCACTGTGGATCTGTTGACAGGTCTCAAGTTCAATCAACTAAACAACGTTTATGTCAGCGAATTTTTAAGCCAGTATCCTGAAGGTATTGATGGAATCACTAACCTCAACGGTCGTACTGTAATCTTTACCAACACCACTGCAGATGCAGAAGATGGTGGATGGCAAGTGACCACACAGTTTGATCCGCTACCGCGCGATAATAACGACAATGGTCTAGTAGGCAGTTTTGATACAACCACGTTTGATCAAACCACCAATATTGATAGTCAAGCACAACGCTACAGCATTTGGCAAATACAATACATCAACGACTTGTCTGGTAATCCTTTCATGCAGCTGACCAGCGTACAGACTGTTACTAACTTCAGCAAGTTTACCATCAACTTCGGCACAGTCTATGCCAGCACTCAATGGTACAAAGACGCTGAAGGTTATTTCCAAGAGATACCTTTGCTGACAGCAGTGCTAGACGATCTATACTATCAAGATGGTACCAACCCAGAACTTTTTGGCCGTATCAAACTGGTAGATCCCGGCGAAGAGCTGTTTATCGACATCAACGAAATCATTGGCGCCAAAAATTATACCAGCCCCAACGGAGTGGTGTTTACTAACGGACTCAAAGTGCAGTTTCGAGGTCCAATTGAACCCACCCGTTATCAAAATTTAGAATACTATGTAGAAGGTGTTGGCACTGGACCAGGCGAAGAATTTAGAGTAGGCTTTGTCGACGGAGAAGCATACTTTGGTGCTTTCCACACATACCAAGGCCAGTTGATGACTGGTGCTGTTCATTCAACTACCACTTTCCAACAGTACATTTATGAAACCGTGGAAGAAAGCCTACTGAACACAGGCGCAGGTGCTCCAGCCGGTGCACCGCTATCTAATACTCCAGTTGCTGGCGTCAACATAGGAAACGGCATCAAACTGTTGCCAGTGAGCGAATTTGTAACTCCAGAAACTTACACACGCAGCGCATCTATACCTTACGACAGCACCAGCTACGATAGCGAACCTTACGATGCCAGCTTGAATGCACCAACAGTGCCAGATTACATTACCATTAATCGTGCCAGTCGTGACCTCAATGCGTGGACACGCAGTAACCGTTGGTTCCATGTTGACGTGATTCGAGCCACGGCCACCTATAACAATCAAGTGCAGGTGATCGACAACAATCGTCGTGCCAAGCGTCCAATCATTGAATTCAGAGCTAACCTCAATCTTTACAACTTTGGAACACAAGGCAAGACACCAGTTGACGTGGTTGACTTTGCTGAAACAGATGCACTCAGCAACATCAACGGCCAACGCGGCTACGGTATAGATGGTTATACATTTATCACAGGTAGTCGTGTGATATTTGCTGCTGACCTCGATCCTGATGTACGCAACAAAATTTATCAAGTACAGTTTATTGATCCCAACAACAGCGGTGTGTTGATCATTGACTTGGTTGAAGTTCCGCTAGGAACTGCTCTAGTCAATCAAACTGTGGTCACACTCAGCGGAAACATTCAACAAGGAAAGAGTTTTTGGTTTGATGGGGTTGATTGGATTCCAGCCCAAGAAAAGACACAGGTAAATCAGCCACCATTGTTTGATGTGTTTGATATCAACGGCATCAGCTTCAGTAATCTTGCTGTTTACCCCAGTACCACTTTCCGTGGCAGCCAACTGTTTGGCTATGCAGCAGGATCAACACAGATTATTGATGAGTTTTTGGGATTTTCACTGCGCTATCTCAACATCAACAACGTAGGCGACATTGTATTTCAAAACTATCTCTACACTGACACCTTTATCTATGTTCGCAACAACGTCAGTTCAGAGTTGTCCATCAGCACAGGTTTCATTAGACAGTATGTGGATCGTGTGACGTTTGGTAGCTTAATTGGTTGGCAAACTGCCGCAGCTGAAAATCGCAGCCGCCAGGTGTTTAGTTTTGTATACGATCAATCTCCCCTGGTGTTGGACATTGCTATCGACACTGAAACAGTATATTCACCAATACAGTTATTTGCCGAAGGCGTGTTCCTGGACCCAACCAACTACACATACACAGTAGGCGCAGATTCTACTACAATAACACTAATTGATGCCCTAGCCAACGGAGCCATTGTTGAAGTACAAGTTCTCAGCAATCAGACTAGTAGTGTTGGATTCTATCAAATACCTTTAAACTTAGAAAACAATCCGCTAAACGAAAACAGCAACACATTTACGCTAGGCACTATTCGTACACATTACGAAAGCATTGGTCAGAATCTAAAAGACATTCAAGGTCCTATAGTTGGCGCCAACAACAGCCGTGACCTTGGCGACATCATCACCTACGGTGACGTCATTGTTCAACATTCGTCGCCATTGGCTCTAACAGGTGTGTTCCTAAGAGAGCAGCAGTTTGAACTGTTCAACTCTTTAGAGTTCAACAGCAGAGAATATGCCAAGTTCAAGGCCTTGTTGTTGGATCTTACCACACAAGGCGACTTTGAAAACTTAACAGCTACACAAGTGCTTGATACTGTGCTGCAAGAGATCGGTTTGGGACGTAGCGAAATATCGCCGTTCTACTGGTCTGACATGATTACTGCGGGCGAAGCTTATACAGAGAACACTTACACTTATTCGTTTATCAGCACACCCACATTTGATACCATACAGACTTATGATTTCACTGCATCAAACTACCTGGGTCTGTCAGTATTCTTAAATGGTATATTACTGACTCGCGGATATGATTATGACGTAGTGCCAGACGCCCCAAGTCTTGTTATCACTGCGCCATTGGCCATAGGCGATGTTATTAAAATTCGCGAGTATCCTACCACTTACGGTAGCTATGTGCCCAACACACCAACCAAGATGGGACTGTATCCTTCATTCCGTCCTGAGATTTATATTGATACAACTTATGTTGATCCACGAACAGTAATACGCGGGCACGATGGTTCTATTACCTTGGCGTTTAACGACATAAGAGATCAGGTTCTTCTTGAGTTTGAAAAGAGAATTTTCAACAACCTCAAAATAATTTCCCCTATTCCGTTGATCTACGAAGACGTTACACCAGGACAGTTTAGAACCACAGAATACACGCTGAGCCAGGTAAATGATATTCTCAGCACAGACTTCTTGACTTGGGTAGGTTGGAACAAGTTGGATTATGCCACGCAAAATTACATTGCCAACAATGAGTTCACTTACAACTACAGTCAAAGCAGTAATGTATTAACTGCACAGCCGGTTCCTGTTGGTGCTTGGCGCGGACTTTACAATTATTTTTACGACACTTACACACCAGATTCAACACCGTGGCAGATGCTGGGCTTGACTGAAGAACCTGATTGGTGGTCAGCAGAATACGGTGTAGCACCGTTCACTTCGGGTAACACAGTTTTATGGGATGACTTGGCTGCTGGCTTGATCAAAGAACCCGGCAACTACAGAGTTGATCCGCGCTTTGTTCGTCCGGAACTGCTGCAAATATTGCCAGTTGATTCAGAAGGTCTATTAGTCAGCCCGTTGTACTCGGTGATCGGCAACTACAATACAACCAGTTTTCGTCGTAGCTGGACGTTCGGCGACGACGGCCCTGTAGAAAACGCCTGGCGTACCAGTAGTGCTTGGCCATTTGCAGTCATGCGACTGTTGGCTTTAACCAAGCCAGCTGAATTCTTCAGCTTGTTGTCAGATCGCGATCGCTATGTGTTTGATGCGCCACTGGACCAATATCTCTGGGACGGCCGTTATCGCTTGGACGCTAAGAAATTAACACCCTTGTACGGCAATGGAACCAGCAAGGCCAGCTATCTGAACTGGATCATTGATTACAATCGTCAACTGGGTATTAACTCAACTGACAACCTCACACTGACTCTAGACAACATTGATGTTCGTTTATGCTGGAGAATGGCAGCATTCAGCGACAAGAACTATCTCAAAATTTACACTGAAAGATCTACACCCAGCAGCCTTAACACCAGCCTGCTGTTACCAGACGAAAGCTATCAGTTATTGCTGTACAAGAATCAGCCCTTTAACGAAATAACCTACAGTTCGGTCATTGTCCAA